ATCCTAGAAGATAATATACCCGGATATCCAGGTTACCATATATCCAGAAGAGGAAAGGTATATTCCAAGACTTATAGAAGTTGGATTTACAGTTAAAGAAATTGCCGAAATGATGGGGTTTGGAATTTGTTTAGTTAGGGATTATTATAATAATTATCGTAACTTAACTCAAGGAACCCATTACTATATTCAGGAAGATCTATCACTGTTAAGCAAAAGGGTAAAGAACGCAAAGCTGGGAAACTCGTCACGGTTCGACTTATTAAAAATAAAGTTGCTCCTCCAAGACCTACAATCAGCAAATGCCCAGTATACTTCAATCCTAAGTTCCATGAGGTTGGATTTGATAGATGCTTTGGATTAGAAGATGTATTGGTAGAAAACGATATAATCGTTAAATCCTCAGGTGGAGTATATAAACTCAAGGATAAAACTCTTGCAAGAGGAGAGGAGAAATTTCAAAAGCTTTTGGAAGAAGACGACGACTTAAGAAGAAAGCTTTTAAGGAAAGCAGATATAAATACCATTGGTACTACTCGTAAGAAACTAGAAGCTCTTACAGAAAACTGTTATCCCATAGATGGAGTAGAATACGAATCCTATAATGAATCAGAAGACGAAGAGGAGGAAGACGATGAGTAAGAAAACACAATTTACAGGGTCCAAGAATAAGATTAGGAGTCTATCTTGGACTTCTCCTATATATCAACATGGGAAAGGTAAGTATCAAAATAAAATCCTAGAAGATAATATACCCGGATATCCAGGTTACCATATATCCAGAAGAGGAAAGGTATATTCCAAGACTTATAGAAGTTGGATTTACAGTTAAAGAAATTGCCGAAATGATGGGGTTTGGAATTGTTTAGTTAGGGATTATTATAATAATTATCGTAACTTAACTCAAGGAACCCATTACTATATTCATTCTAAAAGAAAGACTAAATCATGAAAAAACTAATACTTTTAGTGGATGGGGAAAATCTACTTCACCAAAGTTTTCACAGATTTGAAAAACTTAAGTCTACTGATGGAAAACCAAGTGGAGCAATATTCGGATTTTTTAGATCATTACATGGGTTCTTACATAGGTGGGACCCAGATGAGGTTATTATAACTTTTGATAATGGACACTCTCCTTATAGAGATGCTTTGTTACCAGATTATAAGGGACATAGGAAAAATATTTCAGTAGATTATGAATCTCTTCAATCTCAAAAACGTATTATTATGGGTATGCTTAAGCTCCTAAGAATTAAATATGTTTTTGATAAGCATAATTCTACTAAATATGAGGGATGATGAATTTCTTAGCATACCTAGTTTTAAATAAAAAACCCACTGAGAAGGTAATCATAATATCATCCGATAAGGACTTTAATCAACTTATCGGTAAAGACGTAAAGATAAACAATCCAAGAAAAGATGAGATGATTCATCATGGTAATTGTAAGGAACTATTCGGATATTCTCCTGAAGAAACAGTAGATTACCTTTCAATGGTGGGGGATACTTCGGATGATATTAAAGGTATACCAGGTATTGGTCCTGTAAAAGCTAGGAAAATATTGGACGAATATGGTACTTTGGATAAATTTCTAGAGCATCATCATCCATGTAGTGATCCTTATGAATGCCTTTCTTTTTCTTCTTTGGTTCATCATCCTCTTCATCAGAATCTCTTCCTTCTTTTAAGAATGATGCCAAAATTTCTTCCAGTTCATCATAATCTTTAATCTGAGATCTTACTATGGATTCCAAATCTACGTTACCTAAATACTTCTTGTCAAGTTTAGTAGGTTTACATGCACGAGCAGAATATGTAGTATCATTCTTACCTGAACCAGAACGGATAATTTTTATATCGTATCCAGTTCTTGGGTCTGTCATATCTCCAGCTTCGTCTTCATCCAAGTAAAGGTCGATAATATCCTGGTATACTGATCTTGGGATTAATACTCCCTTATCTTTTCCTTCATAATCTACCTTAGTACCTTTCTCATCTGAATATACTATTCCACCCACTACGTATTTTCTTCTTGGTACCAACATCTTTGCAAGTTCCTGGTCATCTGGGTCTTTTGAGTTTTTCAGTTCCTGGTACTTTTCCATAAAGGGGCATGGTTCATCAAAAGTAGCCGGAGAAATAACTCCTCCCAAATCTTTATTAAGATAGAATTGAATCAATTCAATACCCAATTCCTGGTCATCTCCTGGAGATTTGATTCTCATTCTTAAAGTTCCCTCTTTAGGGAATACCAATCCACTACCATTACCCTTGGATTCTAATTGTTTTTTCCGGGCTAACATCTTATCTTTAGTAGTCATGCCACTAGAAGATAATTTCTTTTTCTTTTTGTCCTTATCTTTAATCATATCAATCTAAGTTATTGGGTTCTGAGTATGAAATCTCATTTAAAGCTAATACGGTGAACAGACCCTTTTCATAAAAGGGTTGTAATTCCTGAGGTAAACAGTTTTTATCGAATTGATGTTCTTTACCAGCATACAATCCATATTCGATTATACGACCAATTTCCACGTGGTCCTTGTAAGTTTGATATTCTTCTGTAATTACACCAGATTTAATAACAACACCATTACGAGGAACTCCTTCCTTTACCATATCTGGTATAATAATACCAGAAGCAGTGGTATTAATCTCTTTGGGAGAATATACCAAGATTTTATTTTCTACGGGTAAACCTGGAATACTATTACCAAGCTTCTTAGCTACTAGAGTTGATATAAGTTGTAAATTATACATATTTATAAAATTTAGTTAGTAATCTTTTATAGTTCCTACTGTAACTTACGGATATTGGCATTAAGAGTTCTTAAGATGCCCTCTCTACTCTCATAAGCTTTACAGATAGCTATAAATTTATTAGCTTTAGCTGCAGCTTTTAGATACCTTTTGCAAATAGATTTATATTTGGGGTTTATATTAGCTTTATGAGATACGTAGTCATTATTGAACCTCTCATTGGAATCTTTTATAAATACCCATGCAGCAGAATATGCTTCCTCTTTTTCTCTTGCTAAAGCATCTCTTTGTTTTATATACTTATCTCTTAATGAAGCAAGTATATAATAACTAGAGGGGGAATCCTTTAGCTGAGAATTTAATAAGTTCTCATTGATAGATAATTCCTTTTGAATATCTATTTCTAAGGTTCTACCCTCAAATACTACCTTAAGTTTATTTATCTCGGTTTTCATCTTTCAACTTAAAAACGTTTTTCATATCTTCTGCAGAATACTGACCATTTTCGATATCTCTCTTAACTTGTAGGAAAGCAATCTTAGCCCTAGAATCTAATTTGGGATAACTAGTAAGGGATTGATATTTGTCTAACAGATTATACAGAGAGTATAATCGTAAATCGCAAAGGTAATCTATACCAGCAACTTCAAGTAATTTCATGAAGATTACATAAAATCTAAGAGTAGTATCATCAAAGCATTCTACTGTTTCTTCATCCATCTTAGAAAGTGAATGAGTTCTGAGTGATTCTTGTTTGAATTGAGAAATTTTATATGTTTTCGGATAGAGTTGATAACCTCGGTCTTCATGGTGAAGTCTTTTGTGTAATCTATCCAAAATTTCATCCATTTCTTGGAATGATTGTTCTAATACTCCAGATAACATGTAAGTTACATTGATTACCTTGTCAGCCTCTTTCTTTAATGTGTCATTTTCCATAATCTAAAATTTTAATTAGTTATGTTGTCATAGTATCCTCTCTTCTCGTTTCTGTAGTGGTAGATACTGAATCTGAATGCTTTATATTGGTTTTACAACCTGGGCATGATATTATCCTAAAAACATCCAGAGTAGTTTTATCATAAACCTTTATAGTTTCACTTACATCATATTCAAATTCACAATCACATACTGGGCATTTAGCTCTCCATATCGTGGGTCCGTTTAAAATCTTCTTCATATTGTTTCATTTGTTTGTTAAAACGTTTCTTATACTCTGAAATAGGTATATGCTTATATTTCTTATGCTCTTCCATGTATTCTTCTACTGAAAAATCGGGTTCAAGCATTTTCCTATAATCATAACCTGGGATAAAGGGTAGTTCTTCTGCCATAGATCTACCTATGACAAAATCCATGTCCATATCTAGATCATCTATCTGAAAACCAAAATAGGGTTTAGTTAATGGGTTTCGATAAATTTGCCACATCTCATAAATACTCCATGTGTTTATGTTTTCTGGTTTAGTGATTTGGTAATTAGCATCATGAACCAAGCATACTGATTTTGTAGGAGGTAATTTTCCTTGTCTCATAAGGTAGTATATTAATATACTTCCAAATAAACACATATCTGATGCTGCAGATTGACAAGGGAAATTCAAGGCTAATCGTAAAGCATAAGCTTCTTCTCCTCTATCTGAAGAATAAATTTGGGGTAATCTTCGTTTTCTACCAAATAAAGAAACTAAGTAGCCATTCTTTCTAAGGAATTTCTCTTGTTTCTTTAAGAAGGTTTTTAGCTTAGGATGTTGACCAAAGAATATATCCATTTCCTTTTGGGCTTCTTCTGGTGTAACTATGATACCCGATTTGGGGTCAGATAATTTTACTGCTAGTAATTTAGCACCAATTCCATAAATAAGTCCAAATGCAATCTGTTTAGCTTGCTTTCTCCTTACCTTCCATATCTTATGATCTGGGTGATTTTCATCCTCATATATTTTTAAAGCTTCTTCATAAGGAACATGATATTTGGTAGCAGCAATTGCCAAGTGAGGGTCCTGACCAGAGTTAAAAGCATTCAGATAAGTTTCATCTCCAGATAAGTGAGCCATGATTCTTAACTCTGCTTGACTAAAGTCACTAGCAATATATAGAGTTCCTTTTGGAGCAACTAATTGCTTCTTTATATTTGGGTCTACTGAAGTCTTAGGTATTTGTTGAGCATTTGGTTCCTTTGAAGATAACCTTCCCGATGTAGTTCCATGAATAAGGAATCTTCCATGTAATCTACCGTCATCTTGGGTTTTCTTATGCCAACCTTCAATATAGGTTTTATACATTTTCTCTAAACCTCTCAACTCTAATAAACTATCCAAGAATATTGCCTTTGGTGAATCAGGTTTTTTGACAGTTAATCTTAAGTTAGTAAGAGTTTCTTCATCAGTACTTGGTTTACCAGAATCATTCTTTTTGATTACCTCGAAATTAAATCCTTCCTCTGAATACATTAATTGAGGTAAATCTACTGAACTACCTAAACTTACAGGTCTAATTAACTCTAATTCCTTTTTCGTAGTAAAAACTCCTGCTCGTATATTAGCAATCTTTTGTTCCCTAGATTGTATCTTTCTCTTATCTACTCTAGGGTCTAAATTTTCTATCTCTTCCTCTAATTTAGCAATGTATTTTCAATCTTGGATTGATTATATAGTTTAGTAAACTTCTTTACTTTAGGCAAATTATATATTGCTTCCTTAGCTGCTTCTATCTTTGGTAAGTAGGAATCTAACAATTCTTGGTTGAATGCCCTATCTACATATAAACCATTCTTTTCTACAGAAGTTAATACCCTAGAAGCAGTCATGATTAAATTACGGTAAATATTATATAACCCCAAGTCAATTAGCTTCTTTTCGAAGAAAAGCATTAATCTAAGAGTATAATCAGTATCTTGACATCCATAGTGGCAAAGAGGTTCCATTTCTTTTTTATCCCATGGAATCTTATCGAATTTATCTTGCTTTTCATAATCTCCGTATTCTGGTAAATACCTTCTTACCATAGACTTCAAGTCATTGGGTTTTTCTTCATTCAAGAGATATTTAGCAAGCATACCATCCAAACATACTCCTCGATAATAGATATTATACTTCTGAAAGATCTGGTCATCGAATTTGTAGTTCCAAGCAACTTTAACTACATTTGGATTTTCAATTACCTCTTCACCAAATTTACGAAGCATCTTTTTCCAGTTCCATCCTTTAGAAGTATACTTTTTAGTTTCAAAATGATCTAATGGTATAGAACATCCAAAACCTGGTTGAAAAGTAACTGATAGTATGGTAGGTTTAAAGCTTTTGTTATAAAGAGGTTCTGCATTTGTTTCAAAGTCTACATGAAGCATAACCAGTTTGCTTACAGCATTGGATAAGTTTCTTTAGCTCTTGTTTATTGGTTATAATCTT